GCGGTCGAGCTCGGCCTGCGCGCCCGCGCGGGCGCCGCCGCCCCCCTTGCGCCCGCCCTTCGTGCGCGCCTCGAGGGTGCGCTTGCTGAGCGGGGGAGGGGGGCCGCTGTTGATCTGCTTCTGGATGGCGACGGCGGCGAGGATGCCCACCTGGGCGAGTCCCTTGTCCGCCGCCTCCGGGCCGCCGCCCTTGAGCACGACGGCGCGCATGGTCTGCGCGAGCTTGTCCTCGAGCGCCGCCTTGACGTCCTCGATCGCCGGCCGCATGAACTCGCGGCGGGGGATCTTCGACGCCGGCTCGCCGTTGTCGTGGATGTAGGCGAGCATCGGGTTGGTCGGCTCCTTCGGGTCGCGGCCGTCGGTGGCCGTGCCCTCGGGGAAGCCCACCATGACCTCGGCGTCGGCGAGGATCGCCAGCCCGCGGCGGAGCTCCGCCACCGACGTCCCCTTGCTCACGGTGAGCCGGGCGCCGGTGAGGGGCCGCGCCATCACTGCACCGACTGCGGGAAGACCACGCCCTGCCAGGCGCCGAGGCCTCCGGGGCCGAAGCCCGCGTTGGCCGGGCCGTAGGGGGCGCCCACCTGCACGGGGCCCGCACCGACCATCCGCACGAGGCGGGCGTAGCGCAGGCCGTAGGTGGTGAGGTTCCAGTGGCCGTTGCTGGGGTCCATGGCGGCCCCCGGGTCGCGGCTGTAGCTCACCTTGTCGACGCTCGCCGAGGTGACGGGGCCCGTGACGGCCCCCGGGCCCTGGCCGCCGCCCTGGCCGTCCGCGCCCCCGTCGAGGGCGAGGTTGTGGGCGACGAAGAGGCGGGCGCCGTAGTCGTAGGCGGTGCCCCACCGCGCGGGGCTCATCAGGACGGCGGCGAGGTCGAACCAGAAGCCGATCTGCTCGGACTGGTAGAGCACCGGGTCGGCGAAGGCCGGGAGGCTGTCCCGGAACGCCGCGATGGAGTCGTCGCGCGACAGGGCCATGGCGATCAGTCCTCGTTGAGCTCGACGCCGTTGGCCGCCGAGTAGGCGTGCTCGGCGTGCTCGCGCGGGATGTCCTGGATGCCGGCCTCGTAGCGGTGCTGCTTGCCGTCGTCCGTGGTCAGCGTGAAGCCCCGGGGGACGGTCACGCTGACCTTCTCGACGTCCTTGTTGGTGCTGCGGCGGCGCACGGGGGCGTCCTTGGCATCGGCGTCCTTGGCCGGGCCGTCGGTGCCGTTGCGCTCGAGCGTGGCCTGCGTGGCGGGGTCGAGCTGCGAGAAGGGCTGAGTCTCGCCGAAGCCGAGGCCCCCCGCGCCGGGGTGCGAGTTGTCGACGTCGGCGCCGTCCACGGTCGGCGTGGGCGGGGTGCCCACGACGCGGCCGGCTGCGGCCTCGAGCGCGTTCTTCTCGTCGGTGGCGCGGGGGTCGATGCCGGCCTTGGGGTTGGCGGCGGCCGACGTGTCGAGCTTGCCGTCCCCCGTCTCCGGCGACTTCGGCGCCAGCGGGGGGAGGGGGCGGCGCGGCGCGGCCGCCGGCTTCGTGTTCTTGGTGGTTGCCATGTCAGGGGCTCCTGTGGGCGTTTGGAAGGGGGAGGGGCGGGGGTGGTACGGGCCACCCCCGCGCGGAGGCGCGTGCGGGCCAGTAGCCCGCGCCGCGCGTCAGATGCCGTCGCGGTAGGCGAACGTCTCCGGGTACACGACCTCCGTGACGCCCAGCCGGCAGTAGTAGCTCATCTTGTGGTAGATGGCGTCGTACTGGACCGGCGTGCGCTGCAGCTGGGTCATCGGGAAGCGCACGAAGCGCTTGTCCTTGTTGTAGGCGACCATGCGGTCGACCGTGCCCGGCGTGCCGATGGTGCCGCCCACGCCCGCGCCGACGAGCCACTTCACCGGCGCGATGACGATGTTGGGCTGGCCGGAGTTGACGAGGATGTTGTTCTCGAGCACGTAGCGCAGGATCGACACCGAGCCGGCCGTCGAGATGACCTGCGAGCTGATGTAGCCGAACTGGGTCGGCGGGATCAGCACGCGGTTGGGCATCACCGAGTAGCCCGTGGCGGCCCAGGCCGACACGATGATCTCGTTGAAGTCGTTGAGGATCTGCGCCGGCGTCTTGCCCGACCAGGCGCCGCCCGCCACGTTGGTGATGTTGGTCACCAGCGCGTTGTTGAGCAGGCCGCCCACGTTGAGGGTCGAGTCGCCGACGTACACCTGCTCGTCGGTGTCCATCGTGTGCTTGAGCTTGAGCGCCTCGTACTTCTGCGCGTCGATGGGGCGGCCGATCTTGATGGCCGACTCGAGCTCGAGGATGGTGAACTTGACCTCCAGCGCCCAGGGGGTGAGCGGGTTGGCGATCTTGCCGGTGTCCACGCCCACGCCGCTGATCTGCGTGGTGTCCTTGCCGATCCACGCCTTGCCGTTGCGGATGCCGTTGCCGGTGCCCAGCGAGCCCTGGCTGCCGAAGGCGGTGAGCGTGAAGCTCGACACCTCGTCGGCGATCGTGACGTCCTCGCGGAGCTCGATGTCGCGGCTCCAGGTGACGGCCGAAAGCGGCATGTTGAGCGTCTGGTCGAGGCGCTCGAGCTCGCCGATGAGGAAGGCGCCCGTCGAGTCGACGGTGCGGGCGCCGTCCCACGTCTTGAAGGCGTGGTCGAGCGTCTTGCCGCGCATGTTGCCGACGACGTCGAGCGGGGCGTTGGCCATCAGCGCGGTGTCGAAGGTCAGGTGGTCCCGGGTGCGCGCGCGGACGAGGCCGGCGGCGGCCAGTGCCGAGGCGGTGGGGGAGGGGATGAGGGCTCGCTTCATGTTGGCGTTTCCTGTTTCGTTTCTGGTGAGGGTTGCTGCTGGGTCCGGCGGCCTATCAGGCCAGCGGGGCGGCGACCTGGATCTCGGTGACGCCGGCGGAGTCGGTCGGGCCGTTCCACTTGGCGTTGGTGACGAGCACCGTGTTGGCGCCGTCGGCCGCCGACGAGAAGCCGCCCTGGACGAGCGCGCCGGCCGTGGCGGCGACGCGCACGTAGACGGGGTCGCCCTTGCGGGGCTGCTGCGTGGCGAAGTTGTTGCAGCGCACGATGATGAAGCCCTCGTTGAGGACGTCGATGACGGCGGGGCCGTCCGGGGGCACGGCGGCGCCGATCGCCGAGTTCATGCCGCCCGTCGTCTGCTGGGTCGGGTAGGGCCGCACGAGCACGCCGTCGATCTTCGTGACGGCGGTGTCGCCGGCCAGGAAGCCGCGGTAGCTGTTCGTCGCCGGGTCGATCAGCACGGGGTCGCCGTAGAGGCGCACCTTGCTGGCCAGCGTCGGCGTCATCAGGCCGGGCACCACCGAGAAGGGGTGCGTGCGGTTCGGGTCGCCGGGGAAGCCGGCGGGCATGCGGAAGCCGTAGCTGATGTCGAGGGTGCGCTGGCGGGGCAGCGCGGAAGCGGCGGCCGCGACGAGGTGCGCGGCGGCCAGGGCGATGAGGGTCTTCTTCATGTTCGTTTCCGTTCCTGGTTTAGGAGGGGAGGGGAGGGGGCAGGTGCTGGTGGGTTGCGGTCGGCGGGCTGTCGTTACTGGCCCTCCCAGAACTTGGCGTTGATCGCGTTGATCTCGGCGGGCGTCTTCGCGCCAACGGGCGGCGGCACGAAAGCCTTGACGGTGACCTGGGTGGCCGAGTCGCGCGTGGCCGCCGCGTTGTTGGCGGCTGCCTTGCCGGCGACGGCGGCCTTGAAGAGCACGGCGGTGGCCGCGCAGTCCATGGACACGCAGTCGAAGGGCTTGCCGCCGTTGGCCGCCTCGATGACCAGCTTGCCGTCGGCGGTGCCGTAGGCCTGGTCGAGGGCCTTGCGGCGGGCGGCGCACATGCGCTCGACGGTCTTGGCGCGCGGGCAGGCGGCGTCGAACGTCGGCACCTTGAAGCCGGGCACCAGCACCTCGGCCTGCGCGATCATCTCGGAGTACGAGGTGGCGAGGGCCGCGCTGTCGCGGGTCTTGCCGGCGCCTTCGCCCTCGGCGGCAGCGGCGGCCGCGTCGTCGGTCTTCTTCTTGTCCTCGTCGCGCTTCTTGCGCCAGGCGATGGCCTCGTCCGACTCGTCGTCGTCCTCGTAGGACTCGTCGGCGGTCTTGGCGGGCGGCACGACGACCCCCGCTGCGGGGGCCACGTCGGCGGCCTTGCCCTTGGTCAGCAGGCCGATGAGCTGCGCCATGCCCGACTCGAGAGCGTCGAGGCGCGCGTCGGCGGTGCGGGCGGGGGAGGGGAGGAGGGAGAGCGCAGAGCCGCCACCGCCGCCGCCGGCGCCGAGGTTGATGACGATGCCGTGGCCGGGGCCGCCGGGGGCCGGCGTGAACGTGCCCGACTGGGCGCCGTCGTCGGCCGACAGTGCCTCAATCTCGGCGGCCGCGTCGGCTGCTCGCTGCTTGGCGGCCTCGAGGAGGGTCTCGCGGTCGAGGGTCCGGCGAGCCGCCGGCGGGGTCTTTGCTTGGGTGGGCATGTGCCGTTCCTTCTTTGCTGGTGGTGAAAAACTCTCGTCGCCGATCGCGCAGCGGGGGCCGCAGCGGCCCTTCGGCACGAAGGCGATGTGGTTGCCGACGATGTTGAACTGCTGGCCGATGCCGCCGCCCTTGTCGAGGTAGCTGGCGTCGTAGCCCAGGCTGACCTCCACGAGGCCCGCCTCGATGTCCCGGATGAGGGCGTCGTGGGTGACGACGAAGTCGGCCAGGATGACGTCGTGGTCGGCGCCGTGCCCGCGGCGGGCGTTGATGGCGAAGCCGTGGCTCAGGCTCTTCCAGTTGGCAGGCGTGACGTCGTCGCTGGGGTGGCCGATGGTCAGGGCGGCCCCGTTGATGGAGCCGAGCGTCTGCGGCGTGAAGAGCGTGTCGGCCGTCCGCTCGACGTAGGCGAGGCCGTCGGGGCCGGGCTTGACTGGCACCTCGCCGGGGCCGTAGATGAGGAAGCCCACGCGCGTGACGGGCACGTTGCGGCAGAGGAGGTTCCCGTTGGGCAGCCGCGAGCGGGTCTCGCTGATCTGCTCGGCGTGGATGGGGGCGGACCCGCCGGGGGCGACGATCTCGCTCGTCGCCGTGGGGCCGCGGTCGGCGGTGCGCGCGCGGGTCACGGCGGGCCCCTCCGGGTGGCGCGCCACGCCTCGAACTCTAGCACCTTGGCGGAGGCGAAGCGGAAGAGGGGAGGGGAGACGACGGCGGCGATGACGCCGGCCACCGCCCCGAGGGCGAAGGTGAGCATGTGCTGTCCTTGTGTTTCTGCCCGAGCGTTCTCAGGCGGGTCGGACGACGGAGCGCATCCGGCCGATGTCGAAGGTGATGGAGGTATTCGCGTCCATGCTGACGAGGATCGCGAAAGCCTGCTTACCGTTCGCCGCCGTCCGGTCGAACGGCGTGTAGGTGCGCCAGATGAACGGGCCGCCCCACACTGATATCGGCAGATTGACCAGCGTGTCCCGCGCGGGGAAGCCGCCCTGGACGCCGCCGGACTGGTTGTAGAGCCAGTAAGAGCCGTTACCGTCCACGATTCGCACGGTCGCCATGAGCTCAACGTAGGAGCCGACGGCCGCAACGAGGTCGCCCTGCTGCTGGGGCTCGAAGCTGTAAAGAGCCGCTTCGGCGCCGCAATCGACCTTCAGCCGTTGGAAGGTATGGCCGTCGATCTGGACCTTGGACGCCGTGACGGTGAGGGCCTTCTGGTAAACGTTCTTGAAGATCCACCCGGAGGTGAGGTCGCCGTTGATGACTTGGTTTTCTCCGGTGCCGCCCGTGCCCGCGAATTCGCTGGCGAAGATCGGCGCGGCGCCGTCGTCGTAAACCGACGTGGTAACGATGCGGTCCTTGAGGAAGGTGCCGGCGAGCGCGCCGACCTTGCCGCAGCCCGACGTGTTGTAGTGGGTCGCGTCGTTGCTGTCGGCGGCCGTGATGACAGTGTTCACGTCGACGAAGCCGTCCACGTTGCCGGCCGTCATGATCCACGTGTTGAGCTTCGCCAGGAACGTCTGCGACGTGTTGCCCGTGCCGCCATAGGTGGGGCAGGTGTTTGCGTAGACGCGCGCGCCGGCGCCCCGGTACAACGACACCAAGTTGGCGAGGTCGCTGATGGCCTGCTCGTCCGTCATGCCGATCGCGCCGTTGGTGCCGATCTGGAAGTACATGACGCACAGCCCGTAGGCCGCGACCATCTTCTGGATGAGGGCGACGGCGCGGTCCTTGCGGGCGTCCATGCTGTTGCCGTTGTTGCCCGAAATGGTGCCGCCGGCGCCGGCCAGGAAGCCGCCGGCGGGGATGTAGTAGCGCGACCCCGCCTCGAGCACGGCCCGCTTCGCCCAAGAGGCGATTGAGTATTGCGTGTCGGTGTTGCTGTCGCCCTCGAAGAGGAGGGGAGTGTTGAGCGGCATGAGGGTGATGGCCGCGGGAATGGCGTACGGCGCGGAGGTCGCGCTCGCCGTGCCGACGCTCGTGGTCCCCTGGACGGCGACCGTCAGGGAGGTCCCCTGGTCGTCGGCGGTCACGTTGTAGGTGCTGGCGGCGGCGCCGGGGATGGCGACGCCGGCCCTGCGCCAAGCGTAGGAGAAGGCGGGGGGAGGGGCGCCCCGCCACGTTCCCGGGGATGCCGTAAGCAGGGCGCCCAGGGTCTTCAGCCCGGAGATGCTCGGCGGCACGACGTTGACGGGCGGCGACTCCAGGGCGGCCACGCGCGCGGCGAGGTCGTCGAGTGCCGGGCCCCCGGCGCCGCCGCCGATGCTGAGCGAGTTGCCCAGGCGGTCGACGAGGGTGCTGCCGTCGGCCGACTGGCGGACGAAGCCCGCGTCGAGCAGCTCCTGGATGAGGGGCGACGTCTGGGGCCGCAGCTTGTTGGTTGCCATGTCGGTGCTGTCCTTGTGGTGGCGGCTATTTGGACTTGAAGTCGGTGCCGCCGAAGTAGATCGAGCGCGTTGCCGCGAGGGGCGGGGCGAGGGCGTTGCCGTTGACGAGAAAGACCGGCGTCGCCTTCACGACGGCGCGGTTGGTGCTTCGAGGGGTGGGAAGGATGACGGCGCTCATTCGGTTCGTTCCTTTCTACAAGTCGGGGAGCACGGGCTCGGCGAAGCAGCGGCAGTTCGGGCCGCAGCCCGCGTGATAGGGGGCGAGGTTCTTGTCCGTCTTCGGCGGGCTGTCCCACCTGATGTAGCGGCCCTCCATGGCCTTGTGCGTGTCGCGCACGTCGGAGTCCTTCGTCGTGCGCCAGAGATAGCCCTCGCTGCCCGCGGCGACGGCGCGCGCCTGCATGAGGTTGGCGGCCGTGCGGCTGACCTCCGTGCGGGCGATGAGCCGCGCGCGGGCGATGCTGATGGGGCCGGTGCGCGCGATCTCCTGCGCGATAACCTCGGGGCGCCTGCCGGCGTACAGGCCGCCGGTGGTGAGCTCGTGGACGCGCTCGGCGGCGCCCAGGGGGATGCTCTGGATGAGCGACACCTGCTCGTCCATGAGGGCGCGGAAGCCCATGCCCTGGGGCGTCGTCTCGACCTCGCGGCGCAGGGCCTGCGAGAGCCGCTGGCCGCGCTTCTCCGCCCACACGCGGTCAGTGCGGCGGCCGACGTCGGCGAGCATGGACGACGTGACGCTGGCCGCCCAGGGCTCCAGCAGCACGGCGTACCGCTCCAGGGCCGTCGTCAGGCCGGTGAGGTCGCGCAGGCGGCCCTCGGGGGCGAACCCCGACACGAGGCTGGCCACCTGCAGCGCGACCTGGCGCAGGCGCTGGGCGTAGCTGACCTCGGCGCGGCGGGCGGCGGCCCACTCCTCGCGGGCCTTGCGGTCGCTCTCGGAGGACATGGCATCACTCCTCGGTCAGTTTCGCGCGGCGGCGGGGAGGGGCGCGGCTGGCGCCCGGCAGGTCCTGGGCCTGGCTGGCCTCCTTCTGGGCGGCGAGGTCGCGCTCCTGCTTCTCCTTGTCGGCGTCGGTCTTCAGCAGGGCGAGGTCCATCTCGTTGACCGGCGGCGTGATCTCGTCGTCGGCGGCCTCGACCTCGGCCTCCGTGATGTTCGTCCACACGCCCGTCGTGCGCGACGACTGGCGCAGCTCCTGGAGCACCGTCTTCTGGCTGACGAGCCCGGCGTCCTTCGCCGCCGTGACGGTCTCCGTGACCTTCTGGGCGATGTCGGCCTTCTCGGTGTCGTCGATGTCGTAGAGGCTGGCGAACGCGATGCCGAAGCCGTCGGGCAGGGCGATTCCCTGGCTGCGCGCGGACATCAGGTACATCGACGTGACGCCCTGGCGCAGGTCCTTGTTCTGACCCTGGCGGATGCCGTCGTAGTAGGTGCGCTCGCCGGCGTCGTCCTTGCCGCCGCTCATGCCGCCCGGCGACTGGCCGAAGAGGCGCGTCTTGGGGATCTGCAGGGCGCCGGCGAGCTGGTCGGCGAGCTGGCTGACGATGTCGCCCACGCCGGAGAACGCGCTGCCGCTGCCCTGCACCTCGAAGAGGTCCTTGGAGTCGAGGAGGGTGATGCCCTCGATGCCCTGGAAGCGGCGCATGACCTCGACGTACGACATCAGGCCGTCCATCATCGGCCCGCCCGCGGCGACGATGTCGCGCAGGCCCTCGATGCTCATCGTGCGCAGGTGCGCCTTAAACACCAGCTGCGCGGCGCCCGTGCTCGCCGAGTCGAAGGCGATCATGCGGTCGTAGAGCCGCTCGAGCACGCTGATGCCCCACATGTTCTCGGTGAGGCGCTGGTTGTAGGGCAGGCGGATGCCCTCGCTGCGGAAGGCCACCCGGCTGTGGTGGATGACGGCGCCGCGCAGGCTCGGCGCGTTGGCCTGCACGCGGTAGAACTTCGGCAGGCCGAGGTGGGCGCCGTAGTCGGTGACGAGGTCCTCGAGGCTGGGGTCGACCATCCAGCGGTCGAGGGCGATCATGCCCTTGTACTGGTCGCGGCCCACGCGGTCGAGCTGCAGGGGGGTCCTCGGGTCCTGGCCGTCGACGAGGTGGACGGCGATGCCGCCGCCGTAGAGGCGGGCCCACTTGATGGCGTCGTTGAGCGCCGCCCAGCATCCCTGCTGCTCGACGTAGGCGTCCAGGCGGGAGCCGTCGCCGGGCTTGAGCTCCGAGAGGAAGTCCACGCCGGCGCGCGTCATGTCGTCGGCGACGATGTCGATGGCCACGCCGCCCAGCCACGAGCCGCGGTGGATCCACTCGAGGAGCGTGCGGTTGCGCGTGATCGGGTTGTAGCCGTAGGTCGACGAGGAGAGCGCGTTGTCGGCGCCCACGCCCAGCTTGTGCGCCATGTTGACGAAGCTGTCGGCCGTGGCGACGCCGGAGAGGGTGGAGCCGCTGCCGGTGGGCGGGCGCTCGCGCGCCGCCTTGTCCTCCCGCTTGGCGTCCCGCACGGCGGCGCGCACGCTGATCTTCTTCGTCGTCATGTCTTCGTCCCTGTTGCGCCCCCTAGCCGGAGACGGTCGTTATCTGCCAGAAGTCCTCGGCGAGGTTCGGGTCGGTGAGGTAGGCGTACGGCATCCAGCAGTAGCCGCCGACCCCCCAGTCGGGGCCCCACGAGTTGCGCACGAGGAACCGCTTCTTAGCGTCGTCGTAGCCGACCGCCGCGACGGCGTGGCCGCCGAGCAGCGCCTCCTTCGCGGAGGGGAGGGGGACGACGCCGGTGCGGGCCACCTTGTCGCTCTCGAACGACTCGTAGACCGAGAAGCCGAAGATGGCGGGGCTGCCGCCGGCCAGGCACTGGCGCAGCGCGGTGAGCAGCGAGGCCGGGGTGCCCGTGTCGAGGCGCTGGTAGCTCGTCGCCGTGTGCGCCTTGCTCGCCGCGTAGGCGGGGGCGGGCGGCTTCGACGCGAACTTCGCCTCGACGTAGGGCCAGAGCGACTCCTCGCACACGCCGTCCTTGCCCAGCACCTTGGCGGCGGTGCGCAGGTACGAGCCGGCGTCCTGGCGCACGGTGCCGTCGCGCACGCGCTCGTCGTAGTACAGCTTCAGCCGCGACGGGGCGACGGCGGCCATCCCCTGGCGGGCCAGGTCGATGGCGTAGGCCGCGGCGGCCGCGTGGGCCGTGCAGCTGCCGAGCTGGCCCTGGTCGTAGACGGCGGGGCAGTAGGCGCGGAGGTCGGCTTTGGCCGGCAGGCGCGCGGCGCGCCGCACCTTGAAGGCGTGGTCGCGCTGGTCGGGGAGGTCGGGCTTCCACCCGTACTTGCGCTGCTGCGTCATTCCGGCTGCTCCTGGGACTCGACCTGCTTGATGCGGCCGTCGAGGTAGTCGAGCGCCTCGGCGGCGTACTCGCGGCCCTCGGCGCCCACGTTGAGGCGGGCGCCCATGCCGGCGACGACGTCGCGGGACAGGCGCAGGGTGCTGGCGTCGCGCGTGTAGGCGGCGCCGATGAGGGCGGAGCGCACGCCGCTCACGACGCCGCGCGTGACGTCCGTCATCGGCTCGCGGGGGGCGACGGGCACGGTGATGCGGTGGGAGGGCGCCGGCGAGGCGGCTACGGGCTCCACGTGGCCCCCGGGGACGAGGTCCGAGGGGGGTGCCGCGGTGCGGGACTTTGTGGCCATGGCGGGCCTCCTGTGGTGGGGTGGGTTACTAACCGCCGAACGCGCCCGTAGAGGTGCGGTGGTGAACGGTTTCGCCGTCGCTCCAATCCTTTTGGGGGCTGGGCGGCCGGGGCGGCGGGGGAGGGCAGCGCCCCGGCACGTAGGCGGGGCGGTGACGGTTGGCGATCAGGTCCACGATGCAAACGAGCGTCACGCACAAGATCGTCAGGATGGTCAGCGCGATCAGCGGGTGAGCGGCGACGAAGTCGAGTAGCGTCATGTGCCGTCTCCGAACACACCTTCGACGATAAGGTCGAGGAAGGTGAGCATCATGCCGAGTTTCACCTCGTCGTTTTTGTCGGCAATGGTGCGGAACTCGGCCCGGGCATCTTGAATGTCGCGGCGCTCGTCGACAGTCATTTCCGTCATGGCGCCGAGGATCATGAGGCGCTGCGCCTTGGCGGCTGCGATCTCTTGTTTCGTCATGGCGTCACCCGGGGTAGTAATTGGGGGCGCCTCTTTCGACCTCGGCGTCCCGTATCAGCAGATCGAGCTGGGCGAGGGTGAGTGCCACCATGCCGATGTCCCCCGCCTTGAGCACGGTCGTCAGCAGGCTCGCCTCGGCCACGAGCACCGCCATGCGGGCCTCCTCGGGCTCCTCGGCAAGGGCGGCGAGCATCTGCTGCTTCTCGCCGCGCAGCTGCGCGAGCTCCTCGTCGGTTGTCCTCACAAAGGCCTCCCGCTTGGCAGGGTGAGGTCGGTGGAGGGACGGGGCGGCTGCTCGGGCAGCTTCACCTTCTTCCACGCGGACTTCGTCACCATCTTCGACGCTTCCACGTCGACGCCGCGCTCGACCAGCGCGTCGCGGATGAGCAGGTCGTTCTGCGCGAACATGAGCGCGACCATGCCGGCGGGGCCCGCCGCGAGGACGGCCTCGATGATCTTGTGCTCGGCGGCCAGGACGGCGGCCGCGTCGCGGTTCGTCTCCGTGGCGAGCTGGGCGTGCATCTCCGCCTGCTTCCTGCGCAGCTCGGCGAGGTGTTCGTCGGTTATTTTCATTTTGATCTCCTGAAGGCCTGCTGCTTAGGCGCGGTGAAACGGCGGCGCTTCTTCGGCCAGTCGTTCCTTGAGCGCGTAGCCCATGAGCGGCCATATCTTTTGCTCGGCGTTCTGGCGCGCGATCTTCCGCCCGATCTCGGCGTCGAAGTTCTCCGGGCTCGCGCAGGCCGACTCACCGGTGACGGTAAAGCCGTTACGCAGCACCAGGACGCAGAAGGTCAGCAGGTGCAACGGGCGCGACTCGTCGCCGGTGATTCGGCCACCGCGCGCCTCGCCGCTCACGCCTTCAGCCGCTGTGAAGTAGTACACGCCGACGATGTTGGCTTGCAGATCCGATGGCGTGACGCGCGGCGCGGTCTTGCCCTTGGCCTGAATCTCTTGCTCGATGGCGCTGTCGTCAGTGCGGGGGGATTGGATGTTGTTCACTTTGATCTCCTGGGTTACTAACGGAACTGAGTTACTAGCCGCCCGGTCCGCCGAGCAAGGCCTGCGCGTTCTGGCCGAGGCGCGCCCACTGGCCGAGGCTGCCGCTGCGCTGGATGTAGCCGTCGAGCCCGTAGCGCACGGCGTCCCAGCAGTGGTTGTGTTTGTCCACGACCACCGGCAGCACCTGGGGCTGCCCGTACTGGTCGACGATGTTCTTGTCGACCTTGTACCGCCAGAGGTAGGCCTCCTGCGCGGTGCGCGTGCAGCGGGGGTGGATGATGATCTCGTTGAACCCCCGCAGGTGGGCGATGCCGTCCTTGACGCTGCCGTCCCACTTCTCGGCGGCCGAGACGGCGTAGCCGAACTTGCGCCGGATGTGGCTGATGACCTCCGGGCGGGCTGCGTCGGCCTTGACGGGCCAGTCCCTGCTGCCCGGCACGCTGCCGTAGAACTCGTCGTACTCGTCGAGCTCCACGCCGACCCCGTAGGCCTCGTGCGTGATGTACAGCGTGCGCCCGCTGGCGGGACGCTCGAGGGCGAAGAACCGGATGAGCGTCGACGGGTCCTGGGCGAAGCCGAAGTCGGCGCCGTAGAACACGCGGTCGGCCTGGCGCCAGAGATCGTCGTCGAACTCCGCCACGCGGTACCTACCCGACAGGATGATGGCGTTGCTGACGCGCAGCGCCATGCCGAGCCAGATGTGCTCGTAGAGGTGGTAGTCGAGCTCCTTGTCGGTCTCCATCTCCTCGCGCAGTCCGGCGGGGAAGTACGGGTTGCTGTCGTAGTTGACCTTGTGGACGATGCTGTTGGGGCGCGGGTGGATGACGAAGCGCTGGTGGGTGGCGTCGTTCTCGTCGATCAGGTTGTAGCTGATCCAGATCTCGGCGCCGGCCACGCGGCGCACGGTGGGCGTCAGGGACCGCCACGAGGCCGCGCTCACCGTCTGGGCCTCCTCGACCCACGTGATGTCGATGCCCTCCGTCGAGCGGATGCCGTTGCTGTTGTTGTGCAGGCCCTTGAAGATGAACTCGGCGCCGACCTTCGACTTGATGCCGTCGGCGGTGACCGTGAACCACGAGTCCATGCCGAGCCGCGTGATGGTGTCCTTGAGCAGCTTGTGCGAGCTGTCCTTGATGGAGACCTGGAACTCGCGCGTGCAGAGGATGCGCAGCGGCAGGGCGGCGGCGAGCCGGATCAGCGCCTCGGCGAACGCCCACGACTTGGCCGAGCCGCGGCCTCCCCAGTAAACCTTGTACGGGGCCTTCTTGTAGTAGAGGTCGGAGAAGACCGAGTTGCGGTCGAGCACGAGGCTCGTGACGTCGGAGAACTCCGGCCGCTGGGCAGGCTCAATCGACCCGTACGCGTCGTCGAGCTGCTGGCGGAGGAGGGCTTCCTTCTTCACCCGTCTCGCCTTCTCCGACAGGGCCAGCACCAAGGCCTGCTTCGGAGGCAAGCTGCGCAATGATGCGATCGAGCTCATAGTCGTTGACTCCCTGAATCACCTCGACGGTGCTGATCTTCGGCGCGAAGTACGGGGCCGCCGCCTTGGCGCTGTCCCGCCTGCACTCGAGGTCGGGGACCGAGTACGTCTCGCCCGTCACCTTCCCGTTCGTGGGGTCGATGGTCACCTCGCGCTGCGGCTCGCCCCTCGCCATGCTCAGCAGTATCTCGTGCGGGAGCAGGCCGGTGGCGAGCGCCTTGTTGCGCGCCTCCTCGGCGATCTTGCTCATGCTGCCCTTCGGCCTGCCGGCGCCGGGGCGGACGCCCCCCATGTTTGTCGACATACTGGATTTCCTGAATATGTATCGGCGGGCCTACTAGCCCGCTCAGTCTCTTTCCGGTTACTAGCTCGTAGTAGCCCACTATCACTAGAGCCTGCTGGGACGAGCCCAGCTCCACCGATTGACCGTCTGCCTGGATCGCCGGGCCGTTGCGCCGAGGATGATCAGTCCCAAGCACGCGCCCGGTTCGCATTCGGCCGATTCCCTAGTTCCCCTCCGCCTTCCGTGCACGGTCCGCTTTGGGGGGTGGCCTAACCTTCGAATAACTGGCCCGTCTGATCCGGGCGGAGGCTCTAGTGATACTGCGTTACTGGCTGGGGTGGCGGCCCGGAACCCCGGGCCCTGCGCGTTGCGCTTGACCACCTAGTAAGTCCCGGCGCGCGAGGCTTACTAGGTGACCCCCGCGTCGGGGGTCCCTGCGCTACTAGAACTTCACCTGCCGGCGCACGACGCGGACGGCGCCGCGCCAGGGCTCGCCGTCCTTCCGCAGCTTGGCGCGGCGCTTCTTGGCGTCCTCGTTCGCCGCCTTGCGCGTCTCGAAGACGCCGTGGTTCTGCCACGCCGTCTTGTTGCCGCAGTAGACGGTCTGCACGCACCACTTGAGCAGCTCGGATCTCATGGCATTTTCTCCTTCACCGGAAACCGGACGGTGACGTTGCCGAAACGCCGTATCACAGAAGGGCCGGATGATTTCCACGCCGGCCTGTCGGCCTGCATGTCGAAAGCCGCAACGTCGCTTTCCCCGGGAAGGGGCCGCAGGTTGGCGTCGTCTATGCCGTTGACGACGAAGCCAGCCTGGCCGAGGCGGCCGTTGACGACGGAGAACACCGGGCGGCGCGTGTCCTTCCAGAGGAACATGACGAGGATGTCTTTCTCGATGTTCCAGCAGGGCGTGCCCTCGCGGTCGTACCAGTCGAGCACGCGCACGATCATGCCGAGGCCGCTCGGGTTGCTCACCACCGGGTGCCCCTCGCGGTCCGCGAACGCGAACGGCCTGATGACGACGGCGAGGTCGTTGGGCTTGCAGTTCATCTTGTGCTCCAGTAGGTCACCCAGGCCCCGCAGCAGGCCGCCGCGAGGATGGTCAGGGTGACGACGCGGTCGAGGGGCGGCACGGCCTAGTAGCCGAGGCGGGTGAGCAATTCGCTCACGAAATGGGCTGCCTCGTAATTGCGGTAAGTCTCTGTGCTGGCGCGAAACCTAACAACCAAAGCACGTTCTTTGTCCGTAAGTTCCGGCACAGGGCGCGCGCGGTGCTCAATGGCCTTGATGTGATCGAGCAGCAGGCTGGCGGCTCGCGGCCCCACACCGTAAACGTTATGAGAGCTGACCGCTACCTCGCGCATTCCCGCCAGCAGCGTCTCAAGCTGCTCATGGTCGCTCGTGTCGCGGCCCGTCAGTTCTTGGGCAATGCGGCGGCGGCGCATGGCCACGATTTCTTGCGCGGCTTTGACGATGTTGTCGTCGGTCATGTTGACCGTGCCACGCTGAAGCACCAGCACTTGAGCCGGCGTTTCGTCCTTCTGCTCGGCCTTCGCTTCCTGCGCTTTTTCAGCGTTCTCGCGGCCCTCGACCCAGGGGAGGGCCTGCATGGCGACGTCGAGGCTGCCGCCGACGATCCTGAGGAGCTCGCGGCGCTCTTCCCGCAGGCACTCGTTGATGAGGGGGTGGGCGGGCCCGCTCGGCTTAGCCTTCTGCTCGTCTTCCGCTTTGGCCGGCGGCGAAAGTGTGCACAGCAGCTTGCGGGCATCAAGCAGACGGTCGCCGAGGTGTTGGGTCCCGGAGTCCGCGTATTGCTTGATCGCACACTCTACCTGCTGGATCATTCCATCGATTCGGTCGATGATTGCTTTGCTCATGGTTTAGGTTCCTTTTAGTCTTTGGTCTCACTGCGGGGCCTGTGGCCTCCGAGCAAGCCCCGGGGCGGGGGCTTGCGCTGAGGTTCTCAGGGAGGGGGCGTGGGCGTCTGCCGATCCTGGGCGCTGCCGCCGCCGTCTTCGTAGAGCGGGCTGACCTTTTCCGGGCGCTGCAGCACGCGGCCGGCGGCGAGGGCCACCTGGTCGCTCACCTTCTCATTGTCCAGGAACGGCGCCGACTTCAGGGCGAGGCCCGGCTCGTCGATGCCGATCGTGTAGACCGTGCCGACGGCGTACTCGCGGCCGCCGCCGGGCGGCGTGCGCAGGGAGAAGATGGCCTTCGTGTGGGTGCCGACGAAGGACGCCGTCACGGCGCCGTCGGCGTCCTTGTCAACGCGCACGCACGTGACCTCGATCTTGTCGCTGCTTTTGTCCATGGCTCTTCCTTTCGGCGGTGGTTGTTGGGGCCCCGCTCAGAGCGGGGCGGCTTCCTTGACGAGGAACGCCCGCACGGCGGGGCGGCCCAGGACGGCGCAGTCGAGCTCGGCGTCGAGCTCGGAGCCCATGGCGACGCCCAGTTCGCCGGCGCGCGCGGCCGTCATCACGAGCGTGGTCGTGGTCTCGGCCTCGCGGTCGACGAAGTCGGCGCTCACGCGGCCGCCGCTGAGCGGGTCGTCGCCGGGGATGCCGTGGAAGGGGTCGGCACGCACGCACGTGCCCTTGATGCGCATTACGGTCATTTTCAGATCCTCGGGTTGTTGGTTGGTGGCCCCGCCCCCTCGCATAAAGCAGCGTTCATCAACTTCAGGACTTCTCCACGACCTTCGCGACGGGGCTAGGCCGCCGCGAGGCGAAACCACCACGGAGCGCCCCTGCAGGGCCGGGACTGCCCTTACTCAAGGGGCGGGCCCGCCAAAGTCCATGGCCCGGGGTCATCCGGCAGGAACCTTGCAGGGGAGCTCCGTGGGGGCTCCTGATGGGGGTATACGGAAAAAACTCCCAGCGCCAATCCGCGGCGCCGGGAGGTCGAACGCACTCGGGCGTTCACCGGCAGCCCGCAAGCGGGCCGAGGACAGCGCAGCCCGGGAGACAAGCGCGGCGACCGTCTGCCGGTGAGGCCACCCCGCGCCGCGTTCGACCGCGCCGCGGGGTTGTTCTGAAAACGCGAAGGCCCCCGGCGAGCGGGGGCCCTTGCGGCGCTGGCGGGAGTCCCAGCACTAATCAATAGAGGCGGATACTATGCGAAAAGTTGAAGGGGGCGAAACGCTCGCGAGTTACTTCATGCCGCCCCTGGAGGCCCTGAGGCGCTCGGAGAGCGCGGCGGGCATGAGCCGGGGCGCGGAGGCCGGGCGGGCGGCGGCGGGGGCTGCGGGGCCCTCCAGGATCGTCCCGGTGATGCCGGCGGCGTCGAGGAGCGACGACACGTCGGGCCACGCCTCCCCCTCGGTCTTGAGCAGCCACTCCTGGATGAGGGCGCGGTGCTTCGCGGCGGTGACCATCGACACGTCCGTCACCCGGGCGAGGTCGGTCAGCGTGAGCTCGCGCCCGGTGAAGTACTGCTCGACCGACAGGCGGCGCAGGGCGGGCTGCGTGCTCAGCCCTTTCTTGCCCGGCTGGGCCAGCAGGTCGGCCTCGCCGGCGAGCAGCCGGCAGGTCTCGTCGACGGCGCGCGACCACCTGGCGTTGACGGCCCACCCCGAGCAGCACGGGCTGCGGCAGCTGCAGGGGGTGTGGCTGCGGATGAGGAGGCCCTCGAGCACCAGGCGGTGGCGGGCGTCGAGCTTGTTGAGCTCCAGCAGCACGGCGCCGGCGCGGGCCGGCTCGTCGAGCTGCCGCCACCAGTCGGGGGCGCGGCGGGGGGCCGTGCGGGCGCTGGCGCGGACGACCAGCTCCTCGACGCCGGCCTCGGCCCACGCCTTCGCGATGGCGGCGCGCTCCTTCTTGGTCACCTTCGGCGGCGCCTCGGCCATCGCGCGGTTCATGGTCGGCGACGGTATGGACGCCGAAGCGTGAGCGTTGAGGGCGAACGACAGCGCCCGCCGGGCGTCGTCGAAGGGGAACTCGGCGGCGTCGCTCACCGAGCGGCCTCCCGGTCCTCCAGCAGGCGGCGCAGGTCGGGGGCGAAATAGCCCTCGCCCTTGATCCACTTGCCGCCCGCGTCCTTGTCGATGATCCCCGTCGCGGGGTTGCGCTTGCTGAGGTTCGACTCCTGGACCTCCGTGTAGCCGTCGGCGCCGGGCAGGCCGGAGGCGAGGGCCAGCCCCGAGTTGACGACGGCCAGGTCGGTGGTGCCGTCGAGCAGCTCGGCGGCTTCCTCCATGGACAGCGGGAACTCGATGCAAGGCTTGCGGCCGAGCACGCTGCGGATGTAGCGCGACTCGTTGCCCATCGCCACGGCGGCGCGGAGCAGGGACTTGGCGATGTCGTTCTCCGGGCTGACGCCTTCGGCTTCCGACGTTTCGTTCATCTCGCGCACGACCGAAGCCAGCGGGGTAGCGAGCGCGGCCGCCGTCTCCGCGCCCTCCTCCAGGACCAGCGCGGCGTAAAGGATAGAGTTGTCGGTCACCGACGGCCGGTCAGGCATAGGTTGCCCGCTGGCGTCCATCAGCTCGGCCTGCATGGCCCACGGGTCGACGCACGCCCGGACGTCGCTGCGAAAGGCCATCATCTGGGCGTCGACGCGGTCCTGCACGGCGAAATCCCACTCCGACCCGGGGGCGTCGTTGGGCTTGCCGAGGCGGGCGCGGCCCGGCCAGAAGCCGTAGGCGGCCAGCGCGGCGACGAAGACGCCGAAAGCGAAGGCCATGGCGAGCGTCTGGTAGGCGTCGAGGTTGAGTTCTGCGAAGTTCACGGTGAGTCCTTGAAGGTGAGGGCGAAAGAAAAGGCGCCGGGGCGCCTGCGGTGTATACGGCCGGGCGGGGCGCTACTTGCGGCCCCAGCTCGCGGCGTCGTCGTAGGCCTTGTCCGCCACGGCCGCCACCGCGGCGAGGGCGTCCCTGTCGGCGTAGCCGTCGCGCTGCATGAGCATGGCGAGGGGCTGCCCGCAGCTGGCGGCCGTGAAGGTCGTCACGGTCCTGCGATCAGTGACCCCCTGGGCGAAGACCGCCTTGGCGCCGTCGAAGGCGCAAACGCGCACCCTGACGATGGTGCGGACGAACTCGGCGCGGCGCGCGGCCAGCGCCGGGTCGTACTCCTGCGCGCCGGCGGGGGCGGGGCCGAGCGCCGCCAGCGCCAGCCAGACGAAGGCGCAGGCCGTGGCCAAGGCGGC